AACAATCCGCTGGCCACGTCCTTGCCGCTGACAGCATCGTAAAACGTCTCAGGCGTCGTCATGGCCATCACCGACAGCGACGGGTTCTTTATCCTGATCTCGGTCGTCTTTTTCTGGCCCTCCGTCATGGCCACCGTTGAATAACCTCTATTCTGCACCGTGTCCGTCTGTCGGCCAAGGCACTCCATCATCATCGACAGCGCCTGCTGCTGGTTCACGCTGGCGCGGTTGCCCGCCGCTGACAGATAATTGCCAAACTCATCAATCACCGCCAGATGCGCCGGGCGCGACTTCAGGGCAGACAGCACACCGCCCTCGCTGGTGTATCCTGCTGGCCCCATCAGATCGTCCAGTTCAGCCGCCCGCAGTACCCGCGACACCACGCTGCCAGCGTGTTCCTTGCCCGATCCCGTCTTGCCGACATTCATCAAAAACAGGCTCGACATATTGCTGCCGCTGGTCGTGTATCGCTGCCCAAGCACCACCGCCCCAAAGGCAATCGCGGCCTGCACATCAAATTGCGGCTGCGGCCTGATGCACGTTGCCGCCGCATAGCTTACCATCTTGCCCAACACGCCCGGCACCGTCAGCAAATGCACAGGCACATCGTCCGTAGGCGCTGCCGCCCGCTTTGGTGCCACCGATTGCTGCATGATAGCTGCAGCAACCTCGCCGCCATGCCGCGACATTTCGCGGTCCAACTCGCTCGGACCTTGCGGTAGTGACTTGAGTTGCAAAATCTCAGACGCGGCTTTCACCGCCGCCGAGACGTTGCCCAGATGTTCATAGGTGCAAAACACCTCAAAGGCATCAAAGCTATGTTCAGAATCAAACGGATCACTGGCGTGGTGGCTGAATGCGCGGCCATCATCAAAGACAATCACGCCGGGGATCTTGCTGGTGCTGTTGGGTGACAGCCATCTTGTGCCAACCTGCCTATATCCGGCCCGTGTGAGCGCTTCAGCCATCGGTGTGGCCTCGTTGTAGGCGGCAATAACGGATTGCCCTTGAGCGGCCTCCCTGCGGGGCTTTGGCGGCGGTGTAAACTCCGGCTTTTTCTTCCAAGGGCAAAGGTCGGCCATCTGGGGGCGGAATCTGTCCCATTCATCCCATATCGTCAAAAGCTGATCAGGGATCGGCGGCTACCCGTCCGCAACGTCACGCCCAGCCCAAGTGTAAGGCTGGCCCGTATCGGGATGGATGGATGGCGGCAGAACGTCCTGCACCGAGCCTGCCCGCAATTCAAACACCACCTCCGTTTTGCGCGGATCGTCAGGCATTGGCCAACTGATCTTGCGCGTGGTCAGCGTCACGCCATCCGGCGCACGGAACAGCACCTTGCCACGGTCAGGACGGCCCACGATGCGCGGTGCCGATGCAAGGATCGCATCGAGGTCGATGTTGAGCGCCTCAAAAATGGTGCGCGTGTTTTGCATCTCGTCAATGTCGAGCGCCACCGTTCCGCTCAGGCTGTGCAGCAGGCCGATGTTGTGGCTGGGGTTCTTGTCCCAGTAGTCCAACGGCGCGGCCTTGGTCTGCCACCCGAATGTGGACGGTGCCTTGCTGCCAGCCGGGATGCCGACAAGCGCCCAGCCGAGCGCGGTGTATGCTTGCGCATAGCCGTGGGTGTGTGTTAAATCTGGCTTCATTGGCGAAACCTCCCTTCGCTGATACTTGGGCAGGTCGAGCGTTCCCACACGCTCCCTGCCCGCCTTTCTTAAAACAGCAACACATGAGTTTGCAAGGTCGGAATTTACTTGAGGCGGAGTTTGTTCGCTCGGAATTTACAATTCGACACATGGCCAAATTGTCGTAAGCCGCAAAATTATACTAACACCGAAACAAACGAACCACACCACCAAACCCCTGTCTCTACTACTATATATATAAAGAAGGATATTTTTTTAGTATATTATAGAGAGTGTGTCATAGGGTGTTCTGTAGAGTGTGTCTTGTAGGGTAGGGTGTATAGAGGGGAAATAAACAACATTTACTCCGAGCGCCACACACAGTTGCCAGCACCCCAGCACGGCCCTATGCTGCCACCCATGACAGAGCAAAGCACAAACGTAGGCGAGATCGCCGTTGACTTGATGTTCATGGCAGAGACCATGATTGAAGATGGTGAAGAGCCCGAAGATGTGCGTGCAGCATTCATCGCCGTCTCCATCCGCCTCAAGCAGTTGCGTGATGAGGCTGACGCTGATGCGAGAAATGTGATATTGAGAAGCATGGGGTGAGCTTTTCCATCACAGGGGTGAGCCTTTCCATCACAGGGGTCCGCAATGATTACGTTCAAGTTCGATTCAGACAGCAAGAAGATTAACGCGAAGCTGGCGAACCTCGCTATGCGACAAATCCCGTTTGCCGCGTCAAAGGCGCTGAACCAGACAGCCGTGGAATTGAAGGCGTTTAACCGCATCCAGATGCAGCGGCGCTTTGATAAGCCTGTCAAATACACGCTGAACGCATTTATGGTGGATCGCAGCAATAAGCGAAAGCTGGTGGCAGGCGTCAGGCGCAAGGACAAGCCGTCTGGCAAGCATTACTTTGAGGTTGAGGCAAAAGGCGGAACCCGGCCTTACAAAGCCATTGAGAAAATGGCTTCCGGCATAACTGGCGGAAACAAGTTCATCATCCCGACATCCAAGGGCCGTGGGCAGATGAGGAACGGCGCGATCAATGTGGGCGAAGTCACAAGGGCAATGGCAGCTATCGGGGCCAGCCCCTCAAGCAATCCCTACAGCCGTCAACGTCAGGCCAAGGCAGCAAAGACAAGAGCAGGCCAGAAGAACCCGTCGCAATACTTTGTATCGCCACCCGGCTCCGGCAAGAACAAATCAGGCGGCATCTACAAGCGGACACCCGCTGGCAGGAAGGTGACAAAGATTTTCCACGTCATTGAGAAAGAGCCTCAATACGAAAAAAGACTGCCGTTCAAATCCTACATGACAAAGCAGGCCAAGCTATCCTTCCCGAAGAACTTGCGCCGCGAGATGCGATCCGCGCTACGCACCGCAAAATTCCGTTGAGCTTTTCCACTACAGGGGTCTGAGCTTTTCCACTACAGGGGTCTGAGCTTTTCCATCGTGGGGGTCTGAGCTTTTCCACTATAGGGGTCTGAGCTTTTCCATCGTGGGGGCGCAGAAAAGTGCGATGCTGCGGTGCAGAAATTTTTCGGTATACCGTCGTATACCGTCGTATACCGTTTTCGGCTCGGTGCATTTTGTGTTGCGTGTCTGTTTTTTGTGTGTTTAAGGTGTTCTTGCCGATTTGGCCTAATAAGGAGAAACCGAAATGAAATATGACAATAAATCCCAATTCATCGCTAATTTGCGCACCGGAAAAATCGGCGGCGTTATTCTATGGCATGGCGATAGCGCGATTGACGGCAAGCCGATTGTCTTAGTCGCCAACAAATTCGCGGGCGATAGCGAAAATGCAAAGACCGGGTCGCAAGTGCAAACTTTTATTCTGCCCGATCCGCATGCGGCGGGCATTGCATGCAACGGGTCGCGTCCGGCGCAAATTGTCGCTTGGCTCAAAGCAACCGCCGCAAAATCAATTTGCGGGGATTGCCCGCATGCATGGCAATGGGACGAAAGCGCGGGCGAGTATAAAAAGGGCGCTTGCTATGTAAAAGAGTATCAATCGCCCGCCGCCGTTTTAGGCGCGGTATTTCGCGGGTCTTACCCGGTCGCGGGCATTGATTTTCCCGTCGCATGGGTCGGGGATCTTGCGCGCGGCTTGGACGTCCGTTGCGGTTCGTACGGCGACCCGGCGGCGTGCGATCCGACAGTTTGGGCAATGTTTACGGCGTTCGCCCGCACCCGCACCGGCTATACGCACGGCTGGAAAAGCGCTTTCCCCGCGTTTAAGCGAAACGCATGGCGCTTGCGTCACTTATGCATGGCATCATGCGATAGCGCTGCAGACTATCGCGCCGCCGTCGACGCGGGCTTTCGAGCATTCTATGTCGTGCCCAAGGGCGCGACGGATAACGGGCGTTCGGTTTTATCGGTCGGCGCACACGTTGATGGCGCCATGATTTGCCCGGCGTCCAAAGAGTTTGAAGAGGCGGCGGGCAAACGCACGACGTGCGCCGCGTGCGGCGCTTGCAGCGGCGCGGGCGGGAAAGGCGAACGCATGCCAAATGTGTTTATCGTGGACCACGGGCAAGTCGGGATTGATACGCCCGCCGCGTGCCCGGCGGCGGCGCGTATGTTAGAAAATATGGGGGCTTTGGTATGATCCGGAATTTCATAGCAGATATCGCGGGCGTAGCTCTTATTCTAATTATATCCGGCGGGGTTTTGTTCCTATGACTGAAGAGGCCTTCAACCTACTTATGTTCGCTGCCCTATTGATTGCGACCGTTCTAATCTAAGACTAATCAACCCCGCCACGCGCGGGGTTTTTTATTGCCAGTCACCCCGCCAAGCGCGGGGTTTTTTTGTGTTCTGACCCACGATAGGCCAGTTGCGCAAATAGCGCCATACAAGCGCACCAATGCCATTGCGCTACCCTACCCTATCATGCCCTATAGACGCCGCTCTAGCACACCTTACATCGCCGCTTTGCCTCATTCCAATGCCTCAAATGCAGCGGGTCCTATGGCAAGGATGCAACCGTGGGTAGTTCGCGCGGCTTTTTATTTCTAGCGCCAGAAATCCTATAAGGGGGAACACCTAGCCTTTGCCACACAAAGGGTATAGAAACAACACAAATGGAGGACTAATCGTGGCTACGCAAAAAGAAGTCTACACGCATTTAGGGATAAGCAAAACAACATTGGTCAACCTTATTGACAAGGGGGTTATCCCGTCCGCGCCGCCGGGGAAGTATGACATCAACGCCTGCCGCGAAGCCTACATAGCGAACCTGCGCGAAGTGGCCGCTGGTCGCGCTGCAAACGGTTCGCTTGACCTTGGCGAAGAGCGGGCGCGTCTGGCGAAAGAGCAGGCCGACGCGAAGGAGATGGAGAACGACATCTTGCGCGGTGATCTGGTCTACATCGCTGATGTGGCGGACATGGCTGAAAAGCAGTTTGCGAAGGTGCGCAGCAAGTTGCTGTCGGTGCCGACGAAAACAGCGCCGGAGGCTGTTGCTTGTGCGACTGCAAAGGAAGTGCAAGTTTTATTGGAAGCGGCTATAACAGAGGCATTGAATGATCTGGTCGGACTCAACGCGGGAGAAGCAGAAGAAGGCTCTTGAGAAGCGCCTTCACGATGCTGCCTGCAAAGCACTAAAACCGCCACCCAAGTTGACTGTGAGCGCATGGGCGGATCGGTATCGTCAGCTATCCAGCGAGAGCAGCGCCGAGGCTGGGCGGTGGTCAACCAGTCGTGCTGAGTATCAGCGCGGCATGATGGATGCCGTCTCGGACCCTGACATTGAGAACGTGGTCCTGATGACCGGCGCACAGATTGGCAAGACTGAACTTATCAACAATGTGGTGGGCTTTCACATCCACCAAGACCCTGCGCCGATGCTGGTTGTGCAGCCGACATTGGAGATGGCGCAAACGTGGTCAAAGGACCGCCTGTCGCCTGCTATCCGTGATACGCCTGCGCTGGCCGAGAAGATCAAGAACCCAAGGGCGCGTGACAGCGGCAACACGACTTTGCACAAGGTTTTTGCTGGTGGCCATGTGACGGCGTGTGGTGCGAATAGTCCCTCATCGCTGGCGTCTCGACCGTGCCGCGTGATTTTGTGCGATGAGGTTGACAGGTATCCGCTTTCGGCGGGGTCCGAGGGCGATCCGGTCGGCCTTGCCAAGCGGCGTGCAAACACGTTCTGGAACCGCAAGATCATTTTGGTGAGTACGCCGACGGAGAAGGGCGCTAGCCGGATTGAGCAGGCGTATGAGGAGAGCGACAAGCGCAAGTATTTTGTGCCGTGTCCCGATTGCGGCGAACATCAGGTTCTTGCATGGGCGAATGTGCGCTGGGAGAAGGATGCGCCGTCCACGGCCCAGTACACATGCGAGCATTGCGGCACATATTGGACTGATGCAAAACGGTTTCAGGCGGTCAGGTACGGCGAGTGGCGGAAGACGGCCACTGGCGACGGCAAAACGGCTGGCTTCCATATTTCTGGGCTGTATTCGCCTTGGACCCCGCTTGAAGATGCGGCAAGGGACTTTCTGGCATCAAAACGCGACCCAATGCGGCTCAAAACGTGGGTCAACACGTTCTTGGGTGAAACTTGGGAGGATCAGGGCGACCAGATTGACGAATATGACCTGATTGAGCGGCGCGAGGACTGGGGCGGGGAACTGCCGGAGGAAGTTTTGCTGCTGACGGCGGGGATTGACGTTCAGGATGACCGTTTGGAATACGAGATTGTGGGCTGGGGTCGCGGCGAGGAAAGCTGGTCGATTGATTATCAGGTGCTTTATGGCGACCCGTCAACGGCAGAACTCTGGATGCGGCTTGATACGGCATTGCAGCATTCGTATGACCATCCGGTTCATGGGGAGATGACGATTAGATCGTCCTGCGTTGACTCTGGTGGCCACTACACGCAGCAGGTTTACAACTATGCGCGGCAACGGGCTGGCCGTCGTGTGTTTGCGATCAAAGGTGTCGGCGGTGAGGGCAAGCCTGTTGTTGGCCGCCCGACGAAGAACAACATCGGCAAGATAAACCTATTCCCCGTTGGGACTGATACGGCCAAGGAATTGGTCTATTCACGGTTGAAGATGAAGACGCCGGGCGAGGGTTATTGTCACTTCCCGCTTGATCGCGGAGAGGAGTTTTTCCGTATGTTGACCGCCGAGAAGAAGGTGACAAAGTATTTCAAGGGCAGGCCGCGTCGGGAGTGGGTTAAGGTCAGAACGAGAAACGAGGCGCTTGACTGCCGCGTGTATGCGACGGCGGCTTTGGCTATCCTGAACCTAAACCTTGAAGCCGTTTACAAGAGGGCGCAGAATATGGTAGTATCGCCTGAACAGGCGGCTCCTGCTCGGAGACCGTCCATGCCGCGCAGAAATTCCTTCGTTCACGGATACAAATAATGGCCAACCTTTTCGACGCTGACAATGCCCCAGAAGGTGAGCCTTTAGAGGTTGTTGTCGGTGACTTCCTTCAGTGGAAGCGGTCCGACCTTGTGGCCGATTATCCTGCGCCAGATTATTCCGCTCAATATGTTTCGCGGATTACTGGCGGCGGTGCAAACGAGATCAAGCTGTCTGGTGTCGGTTCTGCGAATTACTACTTGTTCACTGTGCCGAGCGCCACATCTGCCGAATTTTTGGCTGGGTATTATCATTGGCAGCTTGAGATAACCGAGACTGCGACGGGAAATCGCCTTGTGGTCGATCAGGGTTACTTTAACGCTCTGCCCGACCTTGACGACAACCAAGCTGACCCGCGTATTCATGCTGAAGTCATGCTATCGAAGATTGAGACGATCCTCGAGGGCAAGGCTGACAGCGATGTTTCAAACTACTCAATAGCGGGCCGATCCATCTCGAAGATGACCTTTGATGAGCTTCTGGCGGCGCGTGACTTGTATCGCCGCGAGATTGTGGCCCACGAACGCAAGGAATTGCTGAAGCGCGGCAAGTCGAATGGAACGACGATAAAAGTGAGATTTTGATGGGCATTTTCGACGTATTCAGCCGCAAGAAAGCGCCCGTTCAAAAGCGGAATTATGCAGCGGCCAACAAGGGCCGACTGTTTGCCGACTTTGTGGGCAGCAATCGCAGCGCAGACAGCGAGATTCGCTGGGCGCTGAATGACCTGCGCAATCGGTCGCGCGACCTTGAGCGAAATAATGAATACTTCCGCCGCTATCTGCAACTTTTGCGCACGAACGTTGTGGGAGAGAACGGCTTTAGGTTGCAGGTGAAGGCGATCAACCCTGACAACACGCCTGACACTGGTGGCAATCGGATCATTGAGGACTATTGGGCCGAGTTTTCCCGTATGGGTGGACCCGTCGTCAGCGGCAAGATGAGTTTGGTTGATCTATCCAACCATGTGATTTCTGGCATGGCGCGTGATGGCGAGGTGTTCCTTCGCATTGTCCGCGATGGCTCTTTGCGACACGGTATTGGCGTCCAGATCATTGAGCCTGATCGGGTCGATGAGGAGATGAACGAGCGGTATCGTAATGGCAACGATGTCCGCATGGGCATTGAGCTTAACCAGTTCCGCACGCCTGTCGCCTATCACATCTTGCTGAACCACCCCGGCGATTACGATTATACGACGCTTGCCAAGGGGACAAAGCGCGTCCGCGTTCCTGCCGCCGAGATCATGCATATCTATCGTCAGGAGCGGGCCGATCAGACGCGGGGTGTGCCTTGGTCAACTGCGGCCATTGCTGCCTTGAAGATGCTGCACGGCTACCGTGAAGCGGAACTTGTCGCTGCGCGTACTGGTGCGGCCAAGATGGGCTTCTTCACGTCCCCGACTGGCGATGGCTTCAGCGCAGACGCATATGAGGACACAACAACGCCGATCTACGACGCGGAGGCGGGTACGTTTCACCAACTTCCTGCGGGCGTTGACTTCACGCCGTTTGACCCGACCCACCCGACATCAGCGTTTGCTGACTTTGAGAAGTCTATCCTGCGCGGCATCGCTGGGGGCTTGGGCGTCAGCTATACGTCACTGGCCAATGACCTTGAGGGAACCAGCTATTCGTCCATCCGTCAGGGTGCGTTGGAGGAGCGTGACTTCTACCGCACATTGCATCGCTTTATGATCGATCACTTCCTCGACCCGCTTTATCGCATCTGGCTGGCGCATGTGACTGAGTTCGCCGTTATCCCGATTTTCGGGCCGGGCAAGTACGAGAAATTCAGCAGCAACGTGATGTTCAGGCCGCGTGGCTTCTCTTGGGTTGACCCGCTGAAGGAGATCAACGCTGCGGTGGTCGGCTTGCAGAACGGCATTTTGAGCCATAGCGACATTGCGGCAAACTATGGCCGAGATGCTTCCGAGACCTTTGCGCAAATCCAGCGTGATGGTGAGGATGCGGCAAGGTTCGGGCTGGCGATGGCCTACCAGCCGTTCGGCGATAAGCAGCCTGTCCCAGCGGAGATTGATGATGGCGACGTATAAGCCAACGCAGGGCATGAAGGACGCCGCCAGCCGTGCGCTTGAGTGGCGCAAGGAATACGGTCGCGGCGGGACCAGCGTTGGCGTTGCACGGGCGCGTGACATCTCGAACGGCAGTGAGTTGTCGGAAGATACCGTCGAGCGGATGTTCAGCTTTTTCAGCCGCCATGAGACGAACAAATCCAAGCACTATTCTGCCAAGGAAACTGACGGCGGGCCTACTGCATGGCGGATCGCGTGGGATTTATGGGGCGGCAACGCTGGCTTTTCATGGAGCCGCCAGATCACAGAGCGGTTGAAGGATGAACGCTCTTTTCAAGAAGTGGTAGAATCTGATATGATTGACGTTGAAAGCGAGGTCACTGATATGGCTGATGAACAACGAGCGGAGCCTGATGGCTTAAGCGTGGGCGACTACGTCGAATGGAATAGCTCTGGCGGGCAGGCTTATGGCCGCGTTGATCGCATTGAGCGCGACGGTGAAATCAATGTCCCTGATGCTGACGCTACGGCCAATGGTAACGCTGACGATCCGGCTGCGCTTATCGAGGTCTACCGTGAGGGCGAGGACGGCTGGGAAGCCTCCGGCGTGATGGTAGGCCACCGTTTTAGCACACTGACTAAGGTGCAGGAGCGGGCGGATCAGGTTGAGGCCGAGCGATTTAGCCGTGACGACATGAAGACCCGCTCTATGGATGCGGAAACTGATGTCGTGAACGAGGAGCGTCGGACGGCCCGCATTGCGATTTCAAGCGAAGTCCCTGTCGGACGTAGCTTCGGAGATGAAATTCTGGATCACTCAGAGACATCCATTGACCTTGAGTTCGCTCGGTCTGGTCGGATGCCTTAGTTGCTGGACCATGACCCACGCCAGCAAATTGGCGTGGTTGAAGATGTTAGCCTTGATAGTACGAGCCGCGTGTTGCGGGGGACGGTCCGTTTCGGAAGGAACGGGCTGGCTAAAGAGGTTTTCGAGGATGTGATGGACGGTATCCGTTCTAACATCAGCGTTGGCTATGCAGTCAACAAAATGGACCGTGAGGGCAAGGATAGCTTCCGTGTTTCCTCTTGGTCACCTATGGAAGTCAGTTTTGTAAGTATCCCAGCGGACCGGACAGTCGGTTTGGGGCGCAGCGCAGATGACGACCTTCAGACCCGTAAACCTGCAACACCTCAAAAGGAGGATGCTACCATGTCTGAGAACACTCAGATCGACGTGGAAGCGGTGAAGGCCGAAGCTGCCCGTTCCGCTGCCAAAGACACTGCCGAGATGTACCGTCTCGCAGCAAACCACAACAAGCGTGACCTCGCTGACAAAGCTATTGCCGAAGGCAAGAGCCTGTCTGAGTTCCGTGGCCAGTTGCTCGACGTGATCGGCACAAAGCCACTGGACGACACAGAGATCGGCCTGTCGAAGAAAGAAGTTCGTCGCTTCTCTTTGATGAAGGCAATCCGGGCGATGTCCAACCCAAGCGACCGCAAGGCGCAAGAGGCTGCTGCTTTCGAATTTGAAGCTGCTGCCGAAGCTGCCAAGCGTGATGGCGTTGACCCGCAGGGTCTGTACATCCCAGCCGATGTCCGCCGTTCTTGGGACTTGTCGAAGCGTGACCTGAACACCACAGACGACGCAGCGGTTATCGCTGAAGACTTCCGTGGCGGTGATTTCATCGACGTTCTGCGCAACGCATCTTCGGTTATGCAAGCTGGTGCAACAATGCTGACCGGCCTTCAGGGTGACATCAAAATCCCCAAGAAGACCGCCGCATCTGCTGCGGGCTGGATCGCCACTGAAGGCGGTGCTGCTTCTGAAAGCGAGCCGACACTCGGTCAGGTCACCATGTCCCCCAAGACACTTGGTGCCTTCACTGACATCACTCGCCTGATGATGATGCAGTCCAGCTTGGACATCGAAGCCCTGATCCGGAACGACCTTTCGGTCGCTATTGCTCAGGCGATGGACCTTGGCGCGCTTGCAGGCTCCGGAGCTTCCGGCCAGCCAACAGGCATCAAGAACGTGTCTGGCATCAATGCGCCAACTGCGTTTGCCGCTGCCACCCCAACCTTCGCAGAAGTTGTTGCGATGGAAACGGCTGTTGCTGAAGACAACGCTCTGATGGGCAACTTGGCCTACATCCTGCCCGCAGGCATGTATGGCGCTCTGAAGACAACCACAAAAGACTCTGGCTCCGGCCAGTTCGTGGTTGAGCCGGGCAACACAATCAACGGCTACCGCTCGATTGTGTCGAACCAAGTCACCGCTGGCGACCTGTACTTCGGTAACTTCAGCGACTTGCTGATAGGCATGTATGGCGGCCTCGACATCACTGTCGATCCATACACCAACAGCACAAGCGGCACAGTTCGCATCGTTGCTCTGCAAACAATGGATGTGGCTGTACGTCACGCCGTATCGTTCGCATACAACAACGACGGCGTATAATGACGCTAAAATGGCAGGGCTTAACGGCCCTGCCAACCTTACAAGAGGATGACCCAATGCCGTATCTAATCACCAAATCCTGTGTCGCAGGTGGAAGCCGCCGCAATGCGGGGGATGTTGTTGATCTGACCGAGGCAGAGGGGCGCGGCTTGATTGCAATGGGCCG